CTTGTTTTTGCTACAATATCTCTATTCAAATAATCTTCACAAGCAGTTCTTGAAGCACTCTGTAAAATAGTAACAATGCTATCATCTGCAGAAGTTTCAATTCTTGCATAAGTTTTTATTTCTGATACAGCAACTATTTCACTGCCATCTGTAGAATCAATTTGTACGCTTGTCATTATTTCGTTGCTTTTTTGCCTTTAAATTCTTTAGTTTCTTTCTTCGCTTTTTCCTCTTTTGTTTTAATTGCTTTTCCCCATTTATTTTTTTCCCATACAGCAATATTAGCTTCAGGTATATCAATAACATCACCCTTTTCATAAATTCTATTATCTCGTTCTATTTCCGTTAATATTTTAATTTTCATAATTGTAAATTTTGATTTGAACAAAGATAAAAAAAAAAGAGCAACCATATTCAGCTACTCCTTTTTTCTTAATATTACAAGTACATTGACCGTGATGCGTTACGATAGAAGCTGCACATTAAATGTACTGTGCGGTTACGCCTAAGTCAATGCTCATTTAACTTCTAACAGTATAAATTTATATAATTTTTTTTATATATAAAAAAAAAGAGTGATTAAATTAATAATCACCCTTTAATTGTTTGAAAAAACACCGTAGTATTTATTCTATAATTTAAATATTAAGCTGTTTCTAAAGAAGTTTTTGCAGTAGAGAACGTACCCCATACATAAGCGTTTCCGCTGTATATAGAGTGAGCTACTCTCATCATTCCTCTTACAGAAACTAAATATTTAGAGAAGTTATCTGTGTCTTCATATCCAAATGCTACATTAAGACCATCTCTTTGCCAAATTTGGCTACCTTGAGAAAAATCTCCAACAATAAATTCGCCTGAGTTCATTTGAGTATTAACAAGAACTCTAGTTCCATTTATTCTAAAGAAGCCATCTGCTGTAGTTATTGAACTACCTCTTAAATAATCATTAGTTGTATCTTTTAATAAATACATTTTATGAAAATCTGTAGGATGTAAAACGATTGCAGAAGCTTGATAATTAGCTATTGCCAATTGATTAAGTGCCACAATAATAACATCCAGTTCTTGAGCCGATTCTATCGCATGATAAAAAGGAGCAGAAGCAGCAAGGTCAAATTCAGTCGAACCTGCAGCATCTAAAAGACCCTGTAAATTTGGTGAACTTCCATTACCAGTCAAAAGCTGTGTATCCAATAAGCTATTGATTTTCGCAGGAATACGTTGAGATAAATAACTGCTTAGAGCAGGAGTATCATCAAGCATTTCTTGTGAAATTGTCATTACAGAAGTAAGCTTCTGAACAATAGCATCATTTGCTGATAAAGTAAATTCAGAATCAGTCGGTGCTGAACCTTCTGCAACTGCTGCAGCATTATCAGTCCAACTTGCTTCTTTTACAAATCTAATTACATTGCTACTAGTATTTCCTACTGGTATAATGTCTCTTAAATTTGTGAATGCTGAAGGGTCTCTTTTAATCCCTTCAAGTTTATCAACTCCTGTTACATCTCTTGCACTATTAGCACCTGAAAAAGCACCTGAAATCAAAACATCTGATTTTATTTCAAATCCTGCGTTTTGAGTTGTACCCTCTTTCATGGCTTTAAATGATTCACTTTTATTAAGTGCATCAGCAAAAGCATCACTTCCAGTTCTGAAAGTATTATTGAAATTAGATTTTTTATTTTCTACTTCAATTACATCTATTCGTTTATTGAGAGCATTTTGCCCTTCATTAAACGTATTAACGAGATTCTTAACCTCGCCTTTAACCACATCGTCCACTTCGTTTTTGATATTATCCTGAGAAGCTTTACTTGCCTTTTCAATTTTCTCATCTATAACATTTGCCAAATTATCCAAGTGTTCTTGTGTATTGTCATCTATGTTTGCCATAATCTAATATATGTTTATGACTTGTTGCCAAGTCGGTTTAACAAAAATTTAAATACTTCATCGGTTGTAATTTTCCTAATCGGCAAAGTGTCTTTATCAACAATTCTGTCTTCAGACGGCTTCGTGATTTTATGTCCAGCTTTCAAACATTGAAGTTCGTACTCAATAAGATAACCTAATTCATCCGAAATTTTTCCTTTTTTAATTATTTCGATTAAGTTATCATACTTTCTTTTAATATCTTCTTTTCTTTTTTCGTGGCTCTTAACTTCATTGATTACCGCTTGGTCATTTGCAGCAAGAGTTACAGCACTAATTTCATATAATGCAACTTCTTTTAAATATCTTACATCTTTTTCTTCATTATATTCTTTTACTAATGGCATAATTCCAACAGAATTTTCCTCTATAACTCCAAATTTCATTAACTCCAAAACATCTTTTCCAAATGTTGTTTTAGGAATTTCAGCGACAAATCTTAACCCTTTATTATCTTCCTCTAGTTCTTTCATCCTTCCTAGAGGTTTAGAAATGTCGTGTTGATAAATATATTTTACTCTTTTACCATTTTCTTGTAAGGTTTTTGTATATGCTCCTTTTTCAATAATATCATTATCGCTGTCTTTGTTATCAAAGATAGAAGCGTACCCTGTTACAATACCTGCCTTTTCATCAACATCACCGATTGGTGCTTGCTTATAAATAATCATAATTATTATAATTTAGTTTCAAAATTAATGTTTTTTTTTAACATATTTTTTTAGTTAGGAATTAGAGTATCAGGATTAGGGATAAAAGCAACAGAACAAGAACAATTAATTACCTCACTACTTGGACCTTCTCCTGGTATTCGCATGGAATTTCCTGTTACTGGATTAATAAAATTCTCACCTACAGGAATAGGATTTTGTGCATCTAAGTCCATATGACCCATTCTATGATTAAAACTGCTTCCTAATATCCAATCTTTAACCAGTTCTTCAGGTTTTTCAAATGCAGAAAGTGCTGCTTGTTCTACAGCAATATTAGAAGCTAAAGTTGTTTCTGTTACAACTATTCTTTTGGCTTCCCATAATGCTCTGTCTTGTAATTGTTTATTTAAAATCATTGCCTTTCCTAACCTACTTTCCTGTGCAAAATCAGAACTCTCCATATTTTTACTGAAGATATTTATCACATTTTTTATGGCAGTTTTCTTTACCGAAGAAATACGTTGCTGTAATCTATCAGAATATAACACATAATTAGCAATAAAAGCCTCAAAAATATTGCTTGTTGTAGCTTCTTTTTTTATAAAGCTTTCATAATTTCCTAGATACCAATCATAAAACATTAAACCTGTTTTAATATAAATTTCATTGTACAGTTCTAAGGTATTTTTTTCCTGAAAAAAAACAATGTAATTATCAGCATTCATGTCATTAGATTTTAAAAATTGTTTTACAGAATCTCTGAATCCTATATTATAATATTGATATGCTTTTTTATAATTTGCTCTAGATGCTTTTTTATGTAACTTTCTAAACCCTGCTTTAAATGCTCTTTTAAATTTTCTGTAATTAAATTTAAATGCTTTTAATTTTCTTTTATCAGAAAACAAATCATTACATACTGCATAACGTTGATTGGTAGAATTAAAATCATTTAGGATATTTGTATTAGACATACATCTACCCATAAATTCATTTCTTGTTTCGTTTGGTTTTGGTTTTGGTAGTGGCATTTTTTGTATCTTTTATTTCTGAATATCCTTCATTAAAAAAGTTTTTTGTATCGCCCATTAAGTTAATATCATCCAAAGGAATCAAAGCACTAGGAACAAAATAATCATCTAATAAAGTATTTTCAGAAACACCATATCCCATCGCTTGACGTTTCTCATTAAATGTAAGCCAATAAGACTTAGTTAATTGGTCAACTAATTTTGATTGCTCTTGTTGTAATTCAGGAATAGAATTAAAGTCAAAATCTATGTATAAATTTTCTCCGTAAGAAGGTGCCAACCATCTATTTAATTCATCTCTAATTTTAACCAATTCAGGAATAACAGCGTTAACATAAAATGCTTTTTTTGCTTCTTTCATATTATTATAAGTACTGCTCTCTGTATTGTTTAATAATTGAACAGGAATAGAATAAATGTTACATAAATCTTTTATCGTTGCATTATAACTTTCAATTAATTGTAAATCAGTAGCACTCAATCCAAAATTTGTCCAGCTTAATTTTTTTGGAGTAATGATAATATCACCTGCATTATAAGACCCTTGATAGTTCCTTCTAAATGCATCTTTTAACTGCTGTGCTTGTGTAGGTGTTAAGCTTTCGTCATCACTAGTTAAAATACCTCTTGCTGTTTGATTTTGTAAATATTTTAACGCTGTTTCTATTGCTTCATTATTTGTTGTTAGAGTACTAAGTCCTGCCAATAGAGGAGATTGTCCATATAAATGACTTCCGCTTCCATCATAATCAGGATTGAAATCTGCAATATGTAGAATATCATTAGCTTCAATATTAAAATTTGTGGTATGATAATTCATTACATATTTACTTACAGGCTCAAATATTCCGTTGCTTTTTATTTCAATCAAATGAGATGGTAAAGCATAGAGTTCATTAAATACTTTTGTGTCTCTAGTATCAGGACCGATACCATAAATATATCTGTTACCTGTTAGCTTACCAAATGCTATAACTTCCGTCATCCATGTTGCATAACTTTGAGCAGGATTTGGTCTGTTTAATAATTTTTCTAGGTCAGTTCCTTCGGTTAAAGTCAAAGCATCTTTTTTAATTATCTGTGCTTTTAACAGACTATCATTATTTAATGTTCCTGTGGTTAAACTCTTATATTGATTTAGTGCTATTGAATTTTCTTTTTCATATACTGCATAAGGAATTGCGGTAGCACATTTTGTTATAAGATTTATAATTGAATAAACAGTTGGATTTGTTTGGTATCCTTTCGCTATATAATTGTCATCATTTACATTATTTGAAATAACATTAGTTCCAATATTACTATAAATAAATTTATTATATTCAGGATTCGTTCCTTGATTAAATCCTTTAACTGCTTGTCTTATTCTTTGAATAAATGTAGGCATATTTTTTATTTGTAAAATTACACAAATATATTATATTAATTTAATACACAAAAAACTCTCCTCTATTGCTGTACTTTGTATATATCCCATAACGTAATGAATCCATTAAATGGTCAAATTTATCTCTTGGTTTATTCGTTTTTGTTCCATCTTTTAAGACCTCCCAAATATAAAACTGATACTCTTGCTTCAGATTACTAGAACAATCGCTTATATGTATGTTAAATTGCTTTACAAATGATATTCCTGCTTGTACACTACCCTGTCCTTTGATGCATGGAGTTGCTGAAAGTCCTTGACTTCTTAATTCGCTTATAGATTTTGGTTCAGCTGAATCACAATAAACAATAATTTCATCATAATTTTTTGACTTAATAAAGTTTGATATATCTTGATTAGTCATTCCTTTTTGATAACATAATTCTTTGATATAAAAATTATCTTGAACTTTTCTTATTTCTACTATTGCTGTAGGGTCATTTGAATAACCCCAATCCAATCCTAAAAATATTTGTTCGCTTTCAGGAAAATCTTTATAAGGAATAAATTTCCAATTATTATAAATCATTCCTTCAGCAAAAGTTGCTCTTTCACCCATACCATATACTCGCCAATATTGTTCGTCTTTTCCTTTTAGTCTTTCAATTTCATCTACAATTTCCTTTTCAATAAAAGCATTATCCTTATAGGTAGAATAAAAAACTTCAGCATCATCTCTTTCCATTAATTCATCGTATATCCAATGTATAGGGTCAGAAGGATTAAAGTCTAAAATTACCTGACCTGAAGTTCTCATAATAAGCTGTTTAAAATCTTCATACGTTATTTCGTTAGCTTCATTAACAAATAATATTTCACGCTTTCTTCCTCTTATTTTTTGTGGCTCATCAACACTAATAAATTCGACTTTATGTTTTTGATAATAAAAAATAAATTCACTTCTATTTAAAATGCCATCATATAGAATACCTACACTTTCCAATATAGCAATGAAATCTCTGAATACAGATGCTTTAACTGCAGGTAATGTTTTTCTAACAATAGTAATGGTATGAGGTTTTTTTAATGATAATAGAAGATGAATAAGGTATTGACAAACAGCAAAAGTTTTTCCGCTTCTTGTTCCACCTTGAAAAATTTTTATTCTTTTATTAGAATTTAAGCATTGATAAAATTGAATGTTACATTCTATTGTTTTTTTTCTGAGGGTCTCCATTGTATAATTTCTGACTTAACGTCTCCTGTATGTTCAATTTCTTGACGTTCTACATAGCCTCTTTTTTTCGCCTTAGTTTTTAGATAGAATATTGTTGATGTAGGATTACCATCTTGTATCTGTTTGAATAATTGGCTTTCAGCAAAATCAATAGCTACATTACTTAAATCATCAACTTCTATTTTAAATTCTTCATCTTCTTTATAGTATCTATAAAATGTACTTCTATCAATACCCACTTGTTTGCAGGCAGTAGTGACCACTCCTAAAGATTTTTCCAAAGCTTCAAGTAATGCTTTTTTAGTATGTTGTATTTTGTTGCTTTTATTCATTCAATTAATTTTAAAAATTCTGCTCTTGCTTCACTTACATCTCTAAATGCTCCAATCATTTTACTTGTCTTTGTAAAGGTATTATGTTTTTTAACTCCACGCATTTCCATACATAAATGTTTGGCAGATAATACCACAGCTACTCCAACAGGATTTAATTTATCTTGTAAATATTCAGCTACCTGTGTTGTTATTCTTTCTTGATTTTGTAATCTTCTTGAAAAAGTATCTAATGTTCTTGCTAATTTACTTAATCCAACTATCTTTTTATTTGGAATATAAGCGATATGTCCATGACCAAAGAAGGGTGCTATATGATGTTCACATAAAGAGTAAAAAGGAATGTTTGTTTGAACTATCATTTCATCATATCCTTCACCATCAAAAGTTGTAAAATTCCATTTAGGTGGATTTAAAAATTCTTTAAAGAAATTTAAATATCTTTTTGGTGTTTCTTTTAACCCATCTCTTGCTACATCTTCTCCAAAATATTCTAATAATCTAACTACATTATCTTCCAAATCAACTTGCGTTTTCTCCCATGGAAAAATTAACCAATCATTAGTTTCTATTTTTCGTAAATCAAACAAAGGGATAAAAGGTTGTTTATAATCTTTGTATTTTTCTTTTGTTCTTCCTGAATCTATTATATCATCTACAATAACATCACATTCTTCAATAGTATCTACAGCGTTTCCTAATATACCTGCAATCACTTGACCGCCTCTTGGAACTCCCCAAAATTTTTTATTAGGAAATTTTTCTTTTATCTCATCGCATAAATCAAATATTTGAGACCATTGTATTTTTACATAAGTCATACGCCTGTTTTTTTATTCCATATTTCTATATGTAAACGAGTGGTAAATTTTACGTTATTCTCTTTACATATTTCAGCTACTATATTTTTATTTTTATTTAATAGGATTTGATTTTCTCCTGCAGGCATTAACCAAACTTTATTTCTTTTTATATAGTTACCATAATCTTTAATAATTTCTTTGTAATCATTATTGTTGCTAATTACAAATTTAAAGATAGAATCCTTTGCATCTAAATTAATAACATTTAAAGCGTTTGAATTAAATCGCATTTCATAGTCGTTTCCACTATTTGCTGTTTTGGGTGAGCAGTTAAATAAATCCACTACATTTAATAGTTTTTTATTTGGAATTATTGTTCCATTAGTTTCTATTTCAATATAACAATTAGTTAATTTTTTTATATATTCTAAAAATGGAATTAGATTTTTTTGTTGCATTAATGGTTCACCTCCAGTAATAATAAGATGTGCTCCATGATTTAATTCTTCAATATATTTTTTTTCTAAAATGTCATGTATTTTTATGCTTTGACTTTTCATCCAAACCTCTATCGTATCACATCTCCATTCAGCATCGTTATGTAACTCCTTATCATGTTGAGTTCCCATTCCGCCACACATTAAATTACATCCTCCTAATCTTAAAAAGACCGAAGGATAACCCATAGTTTTTCCTTCTCCTTGGATGCTATAAAAAATCTCACTTACTGCTAATTTTTTTTCTTTTTGATTCATAAATTACTTTGCTTGATTTTGTTTCTTGAAATTCAATTTTAACAATATTTAACTTTGTTTCTACTTTAATTCTATTGAATAAATATATAGCCATATTTTCAGCTGAAGTTTCAAAAGGTAATTTTCTATATGGCTCATTACATTTATCAAATACTTTACACATCTCATCTTTTTCGAATAATAAAAAATGATGGTCATAATATTTAATGATTGGTTCTACGAGTTCATCTATGTCTGAAAATAAAAAAGTCACTCCTGTTTTTTTATCTATAAAATCAAATTCAAAATAACAGGTTACATCATAAGTATGTCCATGTAATCTTCCGCATTTTTCTCCTGCATTTTTATTTCTGTGTCCTGCATAAAAATAATATTTCTTTTCAATAATCATATATAGTAAGCATTTAAGATTTCTTTATGTTTAATATATTTACCTATTCCAATTCTATTTATATAATATTCTTTGGTAACTAAATATTCTTTTGAATAAATTTTTTTATTTTTAATTGGTATTAATTGCATTAAATGTTGTTCATTTCTAAAATATTTTAATTCATTTTTACTATTAAGATACTTGCTTCTTAAATCTTTATTTATAAATTGAATAATTAAAATATTTTTTGCATTTATATTTTTAAATAATTTTATAACTTCATAATCATTTAAATAATGAAGAACATATCTTAATATTACTAAATCATAATAGTTTTTATGAGTTAAAATATTATCTAATATATCAGGATTTTTATTTATATCCATATCGATGGTAGTTAAATTTTTAAAATAATTTTTTAAAATACCATTACCACCTCCAAAATCTCCAATAGAACAATTTGTATTAATATTATTTTTTTTTAAAAAATATTTAATCTCTATTAATGAATCATGATAAAGATATTTACTCACCTTATCTTTCCAAGAACCAAATTCTTTTCCTTTATCAATAGTATAGGTCAACATATTTTTGAAATTTTATCCATTCATTAAAATTATGTTTGGCTGCGGGTCGTCCAATTAATTTTTTGTTTTTTAATTTAATTTGTTTAATAGTTTGTCCATTAAAATGATACAAGTACCCCCCTCTGTTTCCATATAACCATGCGGTGCTATCAACAGAATAAAAAGGAACTAAATGTAAAGTTTTTAAATTAGTATATCCCAAACCATGAACTTTACAATTTTCTTTTTCGGCTTCTTTTATTAATTTATAAAGAACATTTTCCGCCCCTTTTTTTCTTGCCCATCCACTATCAAACATTCCGCTTGCTGAAATTGATACATAATCATACTCTTTAATCATTTTATACCAATAACTAATTCCTCTAGAGGGTCGCCACACTGGAATTGGTTTTTTCTTTGTTTTTCTTGTTATTATTTCTCTCAATTCTTCTACCAACTCCATAGAGGTAAGTTTCTCAATATCTAATTCTATAAAATTATTAATACTATATTTATTAATAAAATCACAATATTCTTCGGTGTATTTTATCCAGTCCATTTCAATGTTTTTTTTTCCAAAAAAACTAAATGCTCCACTATCTAACATAAAATCTTTAAAAAATGGTTTCATTTTCATTAACCATTCATTTTTATCTTTAATGTAAAAATAACTTTCTAAAATATATGGTTTATGTTTAATTATTTCTTCATTATATAATCCCGAGTCAAAACATGGTTTTTCTCCTGCTAAGTATATTTTCATAGCTTCTTCAATAATATATCGTCTAGAATAAATTCCGCTTACATACAATTTCATAGCTTCTTTCCAAAAAGAAATTAAGTTACCCGTAATTCCTCCCGCCAAGTATATTTTCATTTAAATAATAAATCGTAAATTATTTTTTCTTTGCTTCCTTTTCCTTTTATTGATTCTAATTTGTTTATAATTTTATTATAATTTGATTCGCTATACTCAAGAATAAATTTAATTTTGGTATCTATTTCTTCCTCTTTCTCTTCAAAAAATTCATCTAAATTAATATCCTTATCAAATAAAAAATCAAGTCCCCAATCATTTAATTTTTCGTTATCCCATTCATTAGCCAGTACATCCCAATTCCACGCTCCAAAACCTACATTATCTTTTATTATAAATTCCTGTTTTTGTTTTTCTGTCCATCCTTCTGCAACATCAATAGGAATTTGTGTAACTCCTGCTTCTTTTAATGCTTTTAATCTCATATTTCCTCCTAGAACCATCATGTTTTCATCAACGACTAATGGTCTTTTTTCTAACATTTCAGGAAACTCTTTTAAAGATTTGACAAGTTTATTAAATTTATCTTTATGTATTGTTCTCGGATTATTATTATTGGATTTTATTTTTTTTATATTAACT